GCCAGATACTTGTTGATATCTTCATCTGATTCAAGGTAATATGAGATGTCAGCTTTTAATGTGAAAGGAAAAGGTTCCCATCCATGCTTTTTTAAATCTTCATCATCAAGTTTACCAGTATAGTATTCCCACTTTAGTTTCTTCATTCTGTTGCATTTAAACTCAGCATCCTTGGCTTGAAGCCTGTGGTGTGATAAGATATTTAAATACTTGCTGTGAAGTTTAGGGATTTCAATCAAGGCTTTGCCGGGTTCAGTTCTATCAATGATAGAATCGGTTGCCCACGCCTGTAATAATTCATCAAGCTTACTCATTTCGAACCTCCTATACGGAGTTTATCACATTATTTCTATTTTGTCAAATAGTTTTTATTAATTTTTCTACATTAAAATAAGAAAATCTGAATGTAGCGTCTGCGGTGATGATTGATTCTGGACTATCTGTTGCACTGACTGTAAAACCAGACAAAGATATTGGGAAAAGATCAATGAAATTAAACTTAAAATACGGAACGTTTGCTGCGGATAATAATGTTACTGAGCCATCAGAATATTGAGGTCTTGAAGAATTTGCTGTCGTAGTGTATTTATTTATGTTAGCTAAGTTTTGATACTCTTCATACTCTGTTGGGAATGTCAAAGCACGTAACCAATCATGAACTTCTAACCAAGATTTTAATTCCATGTCTACTAAGAATGTGATGTTCAGGACATCATAGATTGCTTTTTCACCTGGAGCATACAACTCCACAAAAGGATTGTTTACCGGAATCTCAGATGTAGAGATACCAGGTAATGTAATCATCTGGCAGAAGTATTGTATGTTTGGAATCCTAGCAAAATTCAACTGAAACTTGTTCGGTTGATACATGTTAGGATTGGATGGATTTCTATTGAGTGCTGTCATACCTATATTTATAAACAAAAAAAAGAGACACCCGAAGGTGTCTCTCTAAAGTCCACTCTTAATGGTGGTTTTTTAATTACATCAAGTTGGCAATACGGAATGCGCGATAGTAGTTGTTTTTCTGTTGATTCAGACCACCAAGACCTTGATCTGTACCTTCAGCAAAAGGATTAGCAACTAGACCGTAACGAGTCTTGAAACCAATCTTAGGTTGGAAAGTGCCAGTATCAACAGCACGAACCATTTGCAGAGGAACGTATGGGCAGTAGAAAATACCTGCGTCATAAGCATTCGTACCTTTGTAACCAACAACAGCAAACTCGGAAGTTGAGCCAGTTGGGAAGTATGGATCGATGTAAACTTTGATACGACCAAAGATAGTACCAGCAAATGTGTTGCCAGTGTCATCAACGGTTAACGATACTTGACCTTGCAGAGCCGATTGATAATCGAGAATGCCAGCCATTGCCAGTGCAGATGCAACATCCGATGAACACATCATGATGTTACCTTTGCCACGACGAGTCAGCTTGGCGATTTGATTAGCTTCACGCTCAATTTGGAACGCCAAACCTTTGATCTTTTCAACCATCCAACGACCATTCGAGTCGGTGTCGAGGTTAAATGTACCAGCAGTAGTTGTACCAGCTTGTGCACCAGGACGTGCTACTTTGTAGATTGTACGGATAACTTCACGGTTGATCTCAGCCAGAATTTCAGCAGACAAAATGTTTGCCAATTCAGTCTCAGCGTCCAGACCATGAACTGCTTTCAAGTCTTGTGCAAGTTCCATCGAGTATTCAGCTTTCAAAGCACGTGTACGTGCAGTGACAGTTACTTTCTCAATTGAGAATGCCATTTCTTGGAATGTGTTACCAGCAGCACCGTCACCCAAGGCTTCAGCGGAACCAGTTGTCATTGCGCCAGTAGGAGCAGCGTTACCTGTAAACAGATAGTCAGTTGTGTTACCAGAAACAGTCATGCTCGATGCAACGATAGCACCATTAGCACCAGAGAATGCAGTGTTAGCTTCGTTGTAGAAAGCTTCAGTACCGCCTTGATTTGCATACTTAGTACGCATTGCAAAGATCAGACCAGTAGGACCTGTCATTGGCTGTACGCCGCAAACGTCATACGCAATCAGATTAGGCAATGAACGACGAACCAAACTGATAAGGATTGGATCGAAACCAGCAACAGGACCAGCAGCAGCAGCACCGCCACCGAAACCACCTGTACCAGCAAAGTTAGTTGGGGAACCAGCTTCGTGCAGGATACCAGCTTCTTTCATCATTTCTTGAGCTTGATTCTCAAGAATAACAGCGGTAACAGCTTTACGATACGGGTCTTTAATAGGAGCCAAGTCTGGATGATCCAGAACCGATGCCCACTTTTGTTGTGTTTGTTCAGACAAATACATTTGTATCTCCTTGATTATTTAAATTTTTGTTTTCGAAATCGCTTGCGATACCATTGCGACATAAGGATCAGCGATCACTTTCTTGTCTTCGGTATCTTCAAATTGCTCTTGAAGATGTGATACTTTCGCTTTCTGGATACCAGATGGGAAATAGTTTTCACGCAATGTTTCAAGTTTCTCTACAAACTCTTCCTCTGTGGAAAAGTCAACACTCTCTGCGAGTGATTTGAGTTTCTCTACTTGTGTTGCGGTTAAACCTTCACATACTCCGACTGTCAATTGTTCTTTAAAAGCTTCTGTCAAAGCTTTTTTATATTCAATGTTGGTTTCAATTTCTTCATTGAGTTTGGTTTCGAGGTCTTCCACTTTAGCGGCCAACTCTTCTACCAAATCAACTTTGTCTTCTGGAACATTGATATAGTTTTCTGCAAACAGATTACGTAGACCAGCAATAAAGTCTTCAGTGATTTCGGAACGCAGACCGCTTTCGATAGCGATTTCATTCTCTTCCATCCACTGCTCTACTACGTAGTTCAGGTAGTCATCTACCTTCTCTGTCAAATCTTGTTTGATTGTCTCAACTGCCTCTTCAAGCATGTCGGCATATTGAGATTCGATTTCTTCTTGAATTTGGGTAACACGGTCTATGACACGTGCTTCGAAAATGGTTACCGCTTTCGATTTGAAATCTTCTGAAATAGTGGAGTCATCACCAAACAAGGCATTGACATCTTCTTTCATACGTGATTTAAATTCAGCGATTGCATCTGCATCATCTTGATCGTCAAGCAATTCTTCGTCTTGCTCTTCATCTTCACGCATGGTGTTTTTACCAACATGGTTTTGAGTGTCTGGCGATGCAGCAGAGGGTTTAGTTGTGGGAGCCGTTGCAGACTTAGCACCTTTGGTTGCATCGATTTTATTCGAATCGTCCATTGGTTTACCATTCTGTGGTGTAGGACCACCTAAGTCTTGGACACCAGCATCTTCAGGTTTTTGCATTGGCATAGTAGCCGCTGACTTCTTGCTTCCTGCAAGGATTTCAGCCGCCGCTTCCATGAGTTTGTTTGTTGCCATTGGGATATCTCCTTATGATTTCTTATTTATAAATTTTAAAGTTTTGATAGGTAATTTTCAAATAGTTTCAGAGCAACTTCTTCTACCTGACGGGAAGGTGCTGCGCGAATTTGCCTCTTAGCATTGTCGAAATCTACTTCGACAAAACGACCTTCGACAAACAACCATTCTTTATTTTCCATTATTCCTTGAACAAAGGCACCTGGAGCCGATGGATCAGCTACAATGTCTGCTGCGGTAGCAAGGCGTAGATCATCTTGTACCAAGTTGTAACCTTCTTTGGTCATGACAACAGAACCCATAGCGCGGCTAGATACACCAAGATTAACCCCTGAATCGATAAAGTTCTTAACAATCTGACCATACGGTGTCTCCAGTATGAGTGCTTTACCACGAAAGGTATTACCATCTTCTACTAGACTTACAATCTTATGAGACACCCGTTCCAAATTAAGTGAAGGTGTGTCGGGGTGTCCTAGTTCACCAAGAGCACGATTGGTATCGATATAATCTTTGGTGTAACGTGCAACTTCTTGGCGAAGTGTATCCATTTTGTACATACGGTTGTTTCGATTGACTTCATTGCCAACCAAAAAACGACCTTCAATGTACATGTTCTTTTTACCACTCTCGGCGGTTTCGGTAAGATACTGTACCTCTTCTATATGTTCTTTAATTAGTTTCATGATAGAGAAACTCCTGTGTATGGATCAACATTAAACGTTGATTGTTTACTTATTTCTATAAACAAAGTTCCACCAGTTACAACAACAACATTAGCATTTGGCCATGCTGTATTACCAACTGAAATTGAATAACCCCAATCATCAAGACGAATTTCACCTGCATTATGGAGTGATACAATATTAGCACTGTTTCGATGGATTTGAATGTTCCCATTAGTAGACCAATTTAATCTCTTGATATCAAAAGAAGTAATGGATTCAGTATTGGGACTTGCTCGTAAATCATTGTTCGAAAAAACATAGGTGCCAGCACCTTCAATTCGAATAATTGAAGTACCTCGTAGTGTGTTGTTAAAATCAATTGGCATTTTACTTTAGTCCTATAGATGTTCTTCGGCGCATCGACATCTTCCTTTTAATCAATGTACGCCTTAATTTTGCTCTTCTTGTTGTTTTCCAGGAACGTTTTAATTTACGTGCCTTTGCTAATCTTACTGTAGCAGGAATTCTTCTTACCGTATTTCCTGATATCCTATAACCTTTAAGTCCAGACTTTCTAGTATTACGCTGAACTATAATTCGACCTTTAGTGTTCCTACGAATGCGCCTACGAATCTTGTTTATACGACCCATCTTCACTACATTTGGATTGCGTTTAATTGCCTCATCCAAATCTTCCCATTCAACTTCTTCAAACATATCATCGACAACAAACGGCTTTGCCTCTTCCAACTTCTGTGCAACAAGTTGATCCAGACGAGCAAAGATAACTTCTCTAGCTTCCTCTAACTTAGATTTTAAAATATGTTCTACAAAACTCATAAGTCTTATTGAAACTCTCTTCGGTATTAGTTAATGATTCTACAAACTTTTCTTTGTTACCTTCTGTCAGTTTAGAGTAAGCATGTAAAATATGCTCAATCATAGAAGTATCAAGTTCAACTAATGCACCATCACTAAGTTCTACAGTCTGCTCTTCTTTTTCTTCTTGTATTACTTTTAATTGTTCTATAAAATTCTCAGCTTGAATTACAGAATTGAAAGCAGGACCGTAAGGAACACTGAAGTGCCTTTTCAACTTGTCACTATAGTAAAGGGCAATACGTGTACCGTCAGGATAAAGACGAACCGCCTTCCTTCGGATTACAAGTATTACAGGAGGATCAGGAAAAACCATGTTATCTGTTGAGGCTTCCTTTAACTTATCCTTTTTACCTTTTGTATATTCCAATCTTTCTCCTGTTTTATCTCCGATTCTAATGCGGTGTGCTCTAATTTTATAACCAGCTTTACTGATTTTAAAATTGGCAGAACTTAAAACACCTTCATTAAAATCTTCTAAAGACTTCATTCTTCTTCTGAGACTTCTTCAGAATCTTCTTCGGAGCCTTCTTCACCACCAAAGATAGTCGTGGCTAATTGTTGTTTCTGTGATTGCAATGCATCAAATGCTTTAGCGGAAAGTATTCCATCTAATGTATCTTTAGCTTCTGCATTATCACCTGCGGCAATATTATTAATAAAATTTTGAATATCCATAACGACTCCTATTTACGCTTCTTATTTATGTTGACCACAGATTTGTTTACTTCATCGTCCAAAGCTGGTGTCAATGACTCTTGATCTTCAGTCTCATCAACTGAGTTATCTTCAGGTTCAGCTTGCTCACTACCAGGATTGGGAGCCTGACCCATTACCGGACCTTGCATGTTATCGGGTAATGACTCTTGTTCCTCTGCAAGCTGTTCATCCATCTGTTCAATCTCCTCATCCGTCATCATCAGAATCTTGTTCTTGACATAATGATTAGAGAAGTAACGACCTATGTATGGATCAACTAACTGCAACATCTGTAAACGGTTCTGCAACAACTCTGCTGCACGAAGTTCAGTAAAGTTATTATCTTTCTGGAAGTCATAGTAGATGTCTTCTTTGAAATCTTCCCACTCTTCCGATGTACAAATACCTTTGAGTACCAATTGAGTACGCAAAGCATGATCGAATAACTGTGTAAACTTATTACGAAGTCTGGTAACAAACTTTGCAAACTTTAATTCGTCACGGGTAACTTCCTGTGAACGACCCATGCCAGCAAAACCACCACCACTTTCTTCAAGGCGCGAATACGGTACATTCAAACACTGCAATAGTTTCTTCTGGAAGTATTTAACATCTTCCAATTCACCTAAGTTTTGACCTGCTGGTAATGTAGTAATCTCTGTACCCTTACCACCTTCACGGCGGGGTAACCAGAAATCTTCCAACATAGACATGTGTTTACGTTCATCGCGGAGTTCACCCGTATTAGCATCGTATACCATCTTGTTACGATACTTAACCATAACATCACGAAGATATTGTTCAGCTTTACCTTTAGGTAAATTACCAACGTCAATGTAGAATATACGGCGTTCAGGAGCACGACTAATACGGTAGATAACAATTGCATCTTCAATCATTCTAAGTTGATTGAGTGCTTTAATTGCTTTATGTAGATATGAAATAACAAATGTATTCTTAGCATCCATCAAACCAGAGTTCACGTTGATGATTGAATCTGGTGCAATACGAATACCTTGACCTACATTTGATGTAAATGTTTGAGTAGTCTGTCCCTTATCGTTGTAGACATAGTACTCTGCTGTAGATACAATGATTGATGCGCCTGTTTTTGGATCACGATCTTTCTTAATCTCACGCACTTTACGAATCTTACGTGGATCGATGTATCTTAATTCTTGTATACCTTCTCTTGGATTCTTATCGTTGACTATAACATGATAGAACAATCGTCCATCAATGTACCAACGTTTAAATAAGTCATCTGCAAGGTTAGAAAAGTTCAACATCTTTAAGACGTTCTGAAACTCTTCATTGATTTTCTTTTTAATTGATTCAGGTTGTTTGAGATTATCCATTACGATATCACAAACTTTACCTGCTTCATCATGAGAGATTGCTTCGTTGACAATCTCGTCGATTGCCATATCTAATTCTGGATGATTGGACATCTCACGATAACGAGTGATAAGTTCAATCTCATTACGAACTGAACCCTCTAAGTCAACATATGTACCGTAATATGCATTTTGGGTAACGGTAACTGCACCGTCATCAATAGCTTCGGTAGGCAACGCAAAAGATGCCTGTTCAGGTTTTTCTTTCTGAACGACATCTTTTGTGCCTAACGTAAAGCCGAATAATTTTATCGCCATTATTTTTTCATTCTAAAGTATTAAAAGTTGGGGAAAACCCCCAACTCCTAGATCACGCCATCTGCTACTGCTTGCCACCATTGGTAGGTCAGAGTAACAGAAAAGTCTTCAATTACATCATTCGAACCCCAATCAACATCGATTGGTGTCACATCTGTTGGGAACATTCCAACAAATTGATATTGCTTCAAGGAATTACCAGCCTTACCAAATTGTGTAACTTGACCATCTACGCTATAACCCAATGGAGTACCTGCCGCTGGATTACGAATATTTAGATTGTGGCTGTTGATGCCATTCATCCAACGTTCAAATGCATTACGGACAATAAAGTCTTCATCGTTGATGATAGTCACTGTCCAATCAGCAAAGGTACGGTTACCCGCAAATTTTAACTCACGACCAAAGTACGTCATAGGAACAGAGTTAACAGTGGAACCTGGTAGTTGTGCGGTCTTACACATGAAAGTCATTTTAGTTTGTGCGTTTCCTGGCAACGAGAATGCAGGAAACGGCATACTAACCTCAAACAGATTGGGACGAGCACCGTCCCCCTGTAATTGAGAACGGAATTGATTTACATTAAATGCCATTTATTTTCTCCTGTTTCTCTCTATTTAGAACGATCCCACAACTTCATTAAACGATACGCCTGTACGAACTGCGACAAAGTTTAACTGAATGAAGTTGATGGAACGTGCTGGTTTAATATAAATGTCACCAATAAATTGATTCGAATCAATTACCTGACCAGTGTTATTAGTTTCATCGCAGACCACACGGAAGTCAGTGATACCACGGCGACCTTGTACATCACGCAGGAATGGTTCTACAATTGCTACAAATTGAGCACGGGTAAACTGATCATTGAATTCGAACAATGAGAAACGTGCTGCACGGCTGATTGCTTTTTCAAGGACAATAAACAAACGGCGAACAT